AAACCCCAAGCCAACATGCCGATCGCAGGTGACCTTGTCATCGCCGTTAGGCAAACAATCAGTGTCTGGTATGGAAATGCCATTCTTCCTGGCCGCGTTTTTAATGCGGTCCGAGGTGAACAAGCTGAGCGTGAGGCCAAGTCAATTGGATGCGAGCTCCCAAAGGGGAGTCTCGGATTGACATGGCACGCGTGGTGTCGGAATTATGCTACATTCCTGCGCCAAAAGCGCTTCTACGACAAGAAAGTCGCAGAGTTGAGGGTGACCACCGTTGATGGTGTCCCCGCTCCCCTGTGTGCTAAATCGTTGAAGCGATCCCGGTTGGTTGAGCCCCGTCCTGTGCTCTCTCCTGAAGATCTGATGTCTGCAAGCATCGATAAAGCGTTGAGGTTTTCTGAGTCATTCCTTCTGTGGCTCGAACTTCAACCTTCCTCTCCCCGATATCCTGTCGGGGACGAGTGGTTTCGGCTCACATTGGCCCTCACTGCCCTGTACATGCAGGGGCAGGCAGAGGCCTTTTTGAAGCTGAAGTTGGCTTCTTTCGACGCAACATCGAAGAGCCAAACGGAACTGCCCCCGGTCGCGGCGCCCTTCATTGAGCGCTCGATTCGGTCCCCCACTCTTCTTCCCGGCGCACGGGGACTGGCGCTCTGCACGTGGATCCGGAGGGATCTCGCGCGGGCCCAAGCCTTCGTGTTCTTTATGAAGCGCTCTGCCGCGGAAATGTCCGCTGAGCAGATTCGTGCTGCCGAGGAAAAATCATTCACCATCCTCACCACCCCCCATGTTGCCACTCCTTGGCGTATTGAGGGACCTCACGGGCTTGAAACGCTCGTGACTCCGGAGACCTTATTGGAACAGGTTCGCCGGACGGTGAGGGAAGTATTTGGAAATGAGAAGTTCTCGACTGTGAGGCCCATGCGGGTTCCATCAGCGAATGCCCATTTCGAATACACACGCGCCCTTGGTGGGGCGAAGGCGAAAGTTGCTGCTCTGCAGCCGGCCCTCCCCGACTTCCTCTCCGCTTTTGCGGAAATTCCGAGGATTCAGGAATTGACGAGGTTCCGGATTGATCGATTGACTATCGTTCATCACGCCGCCGCTGAACATTCCGAACACCGAGCATTAATGTGTGAGCTCGGTTTTCGTGTACCTTTGGAGGAGAAGTCTGCCTCGGTTACCCATCTCGTGCACTGGTTCGATGAACTGGTTCACCAGTGGGCGGCCCGCGACCTGACCATCCATTCACACCGGGTTGATACTGAACCCATTTCCGCCAAGATCATTGGTCTGGCGGAGCCGTTGAAGATTCGTACTATCACGGCAGGCGCGGAAGAAGCCTATTTTGAAGCTTCCTACCTTCAGAAGTTCGTTCACGGTCACTTGCGAAAGCATCCTGTGTTCCGTCTCATCGGTCAGACCTTGACCCTCGATGATATTAATCGAACCTTCCACGCCCTCCTCCCCCCAGGACATTTCCTTGTCTCCGGTGATTACAAATCAGCGACTGATCTCATCTCCGGTGACCTCTCCCGTGCGTGCGCTCTTCAAATTGCGCGTACGACGGAGATGCCCACTCACCTTGCCATGCTTTTTGTGGATGCATTGGTTGGTCATGAGTTGGTGCAAGGATCCGGCAAAGCAAAGAAGTCTGCTCCTCAGCAGAATGGACAGTTGATGGGATCCCCGTTATCCTTTCCTGTCCTTTGCCTTATTAATGCAGCCCTAACCCGATACTCTCTTGAGCTTAATACCGGGCGGGTTGGCATGATGGACCTGGACTCCTTTCCTCTCTTGATCAATGGTGATGATGTGGCATTTATCACAGATCGGGATGGTTATGAGATTTGGAAGACGATCACGAAGATGGGGGGTCTTTTGTTTTCGCTGGGAAAGAATTTTACCTCGGAGGACTTTGTTGTCCTGAACTCCTGCATGTTTGAGCAGAGAGGCACATATGTTCCGCAACCAATGCGAAGTGCCGCGACATCTCGTCGCGTTCCCCCCAATTCCGTTCGGAATGGGACCGATGGGACGATTGTTGAAGTCGTCGTTCCCCTTACCCAAAGGATGGCGGATTATGAGCTAATTGTGGCCCATGGTTACGCCGATCAGGAATTGTTGCCCTCCTGGTTAGAAGCCCCTTATTTGGCTTCCCGTCGAAATATGTTCTCTGTTTCCCCTTACCTGAACCCCGATTATTTGGGTCCCCAGAAGTGGTGTCCAGCGAGAACGGAATTCTCTCTTGAACTCGAGGCCTCCTCCACGCGTGTGGAGGCTCACAAAAAGAGTCTCCTCTCCGCTGATGAGGATGCGGGTGAGGTTTTTGAGAAGTCGAGTGTCGTGGAAGCAGCAATCCAACGCTCTGCTCACCTCATTCCCGCCTTTCGACGTTTTAAATTGCGTAATATTGATGACCTCTTTAAGCCTGAGGGTTACGCGATTCTTCCAGGCCTTCAGAAAGCATGGCTTGGCTCTTTCTCCGGCGAGTACCGTCACCGATTGAACCAAGTCTTCCTGAAATCCTGGGGCCCTGTTCTCCGTCTCTCACAGGGGACGATGAAGCCCGTTCGTGGTGCTGCCATTTCCTACACAACGGATTGGTGGCTCCCCACGGGGTTGGGAGGCCTCGGCCTCGAGAACACTTCCCCCAGTCGAACCATTGGAGATTCTTCCAAGGCCTCTCGACAGCTTGCTGGTTGGTTACTCCACCACCCCGAGCATGTCCCAGCTGCGATGCCTTGCATCAAGTTCTCCGGTGAATTGTCCCGGATGGCTCAGAAGAAGCTGGCTTCCCTCACTCCCTGTTTTATTCCCTTCGGTGCCCCAGTGCCCCTAGGATACTCGACTCATGCTGCGGTAATTGCATGTATTGAGAGGTTGTGTTGGATGGAGACCTTCCAGATTGAGCGCGATTGCGTCATCTGGGAGAGGACTATTGGAAAGGACCGTCGTGCTCAGGTGTTGGCGGACCTGCTCCAAAAGTTTTCCCTCAGTCGCTCCCGGCTTTGGGATACGGGTCACTCCCTCTCAGGAGGAACGAAGAGTGCTCGAAATGAATGGTGGGGTCATCACGCCATTCGGGAAGAGGAGCTTGCAGCATATCTCCCTCCCCAACGGGTTTATCAGATAGATTTACCGTCGGTTCCCCGTACCGACCTTCGAGCGGATCTCATGTTCCTTGATGAGACTTCTATCCTTCCCTGGTTCCGTCGCTCAACGGGCTACTGTGCCGGCTATACCTCGCCGGCAGCAGCCTCCGATGAGGGAACCACCATTCGGGCCAGTCATCAGTATGGTCCCCTTCAGATGTCCATGTCTTTTCTGAAGTGTGATGTGAATCTCCTTCCCTCCCCTGGGAAGTTTGAATCCACCGGCGATGGTATAAGGGAAGCCCTCCTTCATGGAGGCCGACTAGGACTAGTCGATTAAATAGGCCCGTGTGAAGAACACGTTAAAGCTTCCAATACAAGAGCGACCCACAGTCGACATTCTTGCCACCCAGTTTCCGGGTGTCATGCATTGTCGTTGCGGGCGTTC